TGCAAGGTCTTGTGGTGCTGCTGCTCCTGCCAACCTAGCTTGACCACCAGCTAAAGCAGTCTGTGTTACTCCTTCTAAACCCGTGGGCGCACCCATACCTGCTAATTGCTGACTAAAAAGACTACCTACACCTGCTCGTTGCAGAGCCATTGGTAAGTCCTGAGTACCTACACCACCTAAAGTGGTTCCTGCTTGTTGTAAAGCAGCTGCTTGTAAAGGATCAAACGCAGCAGTTCTAGCAGCAGCAGTAGGAAGTAGTCCTGCAGCACCAGCTTGTAAACCAGTGGCTAGGGCTTGTTCTTGTGGAGACGTTTGTAAACCGTACTGCATCTGACCCGTAACTGGGTCTCTAGTCATACCGAACTGACCACCAGTGGCTGAGGTTACGGTATATGGTTGAAACTCCAGCATACCCTGTAGTCTTTCCGAAAGACCTCCTGGACCAGCAAACTCACCATAAGCACGTTCACCGATTGCACCAATGTCTTCGTAACCTTTCTGTGCTAAAGCTAAACCAGCTGTTCCAAGACCCAAAGCAGCTGCAGTGCTTCCAGCATTTCCTTCGCCACCAATAGCCTCTAAAATTTCAGTAAGCGTCATTAGTAAGTTCCTCCGTTAATGGTCCCTGTTGCCAGCGTACCACTAAAGGTTAGCGCAGGGATTGTCACAGTCCCAGTAAACGTAGGACTTGCTAAGTCTGCTTTAGTTGCAATCGCTGTTGCAATGTCGTCAAACTCAGTTTCAAACTCAGTTCCTTTAATAATCTTGCCGCTGTCACCAGAAGGTAAACTATCCTTAGCAGCAAAATCAGTAGTTTTAGTATAGTTACTCATATTGTTTTACCTACCAGTGCAAGCACGTTGATTTCTTGTAAAGATAACTGTTCTCCATTAATATCGGCTTCCATACCGATAGTCAATGTACCGCCGCTGCCGTTAGTATTGACAGCTGTTCTAGAAGTAAGCTCACCGTCAGAAAACTGACCTACGTTGAACTCGTCTACTCCGTACTCTGCTGTTGCTTGACTACTAAGGGTCAATATAGCAGAACTGTACGCAGATCCAAAATCATAAGTCCACTTCATAAAAACAGTAGCGTTACTACCGCCTACAATAGTAGGTCTTATTTTCTTTAGGAACTTAATCTTAGAGGGGTCTCCAAAAGTTAAATCAGGACTGAAGTACTTAAAACGATAGGTACTACCGTTGTCCTGGTGTCCGGTGTACGTACCTATGCCAGCTGAAGATCCAATAAGCAAGTCTCCATTGTCTCTTCGCTCATAACAGGTAAACCCTGTGCCGGGCCAGCGTGTTACTCTGTACGCTCCGTTTTCAATAGTACCCCTAACGTCAAAACAAAGAGTAATGTCTTGTGTAATAAAAGTTAGCAAGTAGAAGTTTTCTTCTGGGTAATAGACAGAATAAAAAGTCTCACTAGGGTACGTTAGAAGATTTATGATGTCCTTTGTTATTGTCCCTGACAAACTGCTAATGGGCATTGACTTCTCTTGTATCGTCCTGCCGAAACTCTTAAGTCCAGTCTGGGACAAAAACAAAACGTCAACACCTGTGTACTGCACAGTGTCTCTGTCCACACAACCGACACCTGCTACTGTGTCCGAAAGAACCATAGTAGCCGGAGCATCTGCACCAGAATAAACTACGATGCTTCTTTTGCCAAAGATAATCAACAGGTTGTTATGTGCAGCCAGTGCTACAATCTCGTCGTACCCATCAGGCCAAACTTTAGAAACATCAATAGATCCTGACGTACCGCCAGACCAGTCATGGCCTATCAAAAGATCAGACCAGTAAACTGTGGACTTGTCTGCTGAAAAATCAGCTGTCCACAAACGCCCATAAGCTGCTAAAACCTCGTTACCGTACATAGCAGAAGTAACACCTGCTGCGCCAGAAACAGTGCTAAGTTTAGCTACAGCTTCTGACGTGCTGTCATAAACTAGAGGCTCGTACCCACGTTGAAAAAAGTAAGCTTTGTCATTAAAGTTTACTATCTTCCATCTGTCACTCGTTATAGCGTAACTACCTGGGCTTTCGTCAACTAAAGTAGTAGTACCACTGAGGATCTTGTTGTTGCCGACTGAAAATATTTTTGTATTTCCTGCGTCGTCTCTAAATTCTTTTATACTTCTAAGCGCTGAAGATCCTAAAGAAGTACTAACATTAGTTGAAGTGTACGTAGCAGTTGCAGCGGATACACTACCAGTGAGTGTTTCGGAAGCAGTAAAAGTCCCTGATCGAGTGTTTTCAATTAGAAACACAGTGCCACTGTATATCTGTTTAATTGTAGCAGTAGCTGCTGAAGTACCACCAGTAATTGTTTCGTCTGCTTGAAAACCAGTAGTGCTGTCAACTATTACGTACTCATAAGCCGCATTAGTTAAAACACTAAGTCCTTTACGAGCAGCAATACGGCCTCTTTTGTCAATTACAGCGTTATCCGCTACTTCGGCAAAAGACGGATCTTGAGCCATAGGAGCATCTTCGGTATTAATACCTTTGAAGCCCGGAGCTACAAGATTAATGCTTTTAAGTTCTTGTGCCATACAAGTGTGCCTTACGGTGTATAGAAGATTGTTTCTTCTGGGTGTCTACCAGCGTCCTGTGCAATAGCGTCGGACAAATACTTGTTAGCCATACTAAAGTACTCCTGAGTCGAAGTACCACCAGTTTCTCCACGTTCTCGTGCAGCTAAAGCAACAGCAAGATGCAACACAGGCATCGACGGAATCTTTAGAGTGTCCGTGTCAGCACTTAAGTCAGGGTTGCGTAATGCACAGTTAAAACGTAAAGAATACACACCGTCAGGCTTAGGGTAAAGATCCACCAGAGTATCACCATCAGCGTCAACACCGTTGTACGTGTAGTACTCAGGTGCGCCTGTACGTGGCTCAGAAATTAAGTACGCTTCGTCAAACCAGTTGTTTGTCTGGTATCTCATAATAAGGTTAGACGTGTCGTTCAAAACATTCAACTCTTTGATGCTGTTCTGGCTACCAGTGAGAGAATAGTTAAATACGTCAGCTGTAGTAGTAATCGTAAGCGTAGTCCTAAGTGCTGACCAGTCCCACGAGTTTTCTACAAGATTTTTAGCGTCATTAACAATATCGCCAATAAGTTTACTGTAAGCCGTAGACTGCACCGAAGTGACTTCTGTTTCACGCAGCCTTCTTAGTACATTATTGACTAAATCTTTGTAAGTCATTAGACCATTCCTTGAAACAAACTTTCTTTGATTATTCTGTTAAGCTCTGTAGTGTAGTCTTTTGGCTGATAAGCTACTTCAACAAACTGTGGTGGCGCATAGCTCAGACCGCTTGTAAAACCCTGGAAAGCCCTTGGTGAAAGCATACCGCCTCCAGTTCTAAGAGGCACACCACCGTCTCCGGTTCCGTCGCCACCTTCGCCCTCTCCAGTTCCTTCGTCACCTATGCCCTCTCCTTCAGTCCCTGTTTCTCCTGTACCTTCTTCTCCTACACCTTCAATAACATCAGTTTCACTAATAGCTACACCAGTGTCAGTTTCTGAAGGTACTTCAGTTACAGTCTCAGTAGCAGTCTCCACAGGTACTTGAGTTACAGGTTCCGTAGGCGTAACCACAGGTTCCGTAGGAACTTCTTGTGTAGTGTCAGTAGGCAAGCCTATTAGCACATCCAGAATATCAACTTCTTCTTCTTCTGCTGGAGGAGCTTCTTCTGCAGGAACAGCAGGTTCTTCTATTTCAGTAGGTGCTACGTCAGTAGCGGGAAGGTCACCTATACTGTACCTTTCTCCTTCTTGGTACTCTATGTCTCTGTAGTCAGGGTCTGTTGTTTCTTGGCCTGTCAAAGTGTTTTCAAAGACGCCTTCTCCTCTGTATATCCAGGGATGCTGTAGAATAAATTGTTGTTCTCTTTGTTCTTCAATCCTAAGCTGCTCTTGTCTTCTCTGTTCCTCATAATCAGGATAATGAGGATAATCAGTAGGATACTGAGGATACCCAGTAGGATACTGAGGATACCCAGTAGGATACTGAGGATACCCAGTAGGATACTGAGGATACCCAGTAGGATACTGAGGATACCCAGTAGGATACTGAGGATACCCAGTAGGATACTGAGGGTATGTCGGCTGTTGTACAGGTTGTTGTACAGGTTGTTGTACAGGTTGTTGTGTTTGTGTTTGACCACCTTGAGGACTAGCTGGTGCACCGCCACCGCCTGCTTCTTCAGCAGGGTCTTCAAAAGTTACTTCTGGTTCAGTTATTTCGTAGCCTACATCGTCAACCTTTACGGTGTCGTCTATTTCTGGATAATCAACAGGAGGCTCAAAAAACGGCACGTCTCCTTCATAAACCTGAGTAAATACGCCATCTCTAGGAACATCTATATATGTATCTTCAGGATCAACAGTAGTGTCTACAACAGGAGGTCTATATATAGGTAAATCAAACAAAGTTGGATCTTGAGGTCTGTCCCTACTTAATTCAAGCTGTCTTAACTCTTCAGGAGACAAAAGAACTTGAGCAATAACACTGGGTTGTACTGGAGCAGGCTCTGGTTCAACTGGAGCAGGCTCTGGTACAACTGGAGCAGGCTCTGGTACAACTGGAGCAGGCTCTGGTTCAACCGGAGCAGGTACTTCTTCAGCAAACGTGTCACCCACAATTAAATCTTGGTCAGGCTCAAGTGTTTGTACTTCTTCTTCTTCTTCTACCGGAGCAACTACTGAATCTCTTCTTCGCCATACCCCTGGAGATACTTCATAAAAAAGAGACTCAAAAGTTGCTTGTTGTTCTGCTTCAGCTATTCTTTCAGCTTCAAGACGTTCTTGAGCAGCAAGCGCCTCAGCTTCTCTTTCAGCAATTATTTGTTCTGTTTGTTGCTGTACAGCTAAATCACTTGCTGAAACAGGCGGTACGTAGTCATCAACAACAGTAACTGGAGCCTCAACGGGAGCAGGCTCTAGTTCTACTGGAGCTTCAACTGGAGCTTCAACTGGAGCTTCAACTGGAGCAGGCTCTGGTTCTACTGGAGCTTCAACTGGAGCTTCAACTGGAGCTTCAACTGGAGCTTCAACTGGAGCTTCAACTGGAGCTTCAACTGGAGCTTCAACTGGAGCTTCAACTGGAGCAGGCTCTGGTTCTACTGGAGCTTCAACTGGGGTTTCAGCAGCCTGCTGTTCTGCTTCTAAGTCAGCAACTACGTCTTCACTAACGGCTTCTTCTGGCGGTGCTTGTTCAGTTACTATGTCTTGTAGCACGTCTTCAGGTCTTCGTCCTTCTTCGTCTACTCGCTTAATAAAGTCCACAAGACCTTGTACAGTGTCTATAAGTTCAACGCCTTTATCAGCTGTCTCTACAGCATTTGCAATATCACCAAAAGAACTTGAAAGACCTATTCCTAAAATATCACCAGCACTAAGATCTTCTCCTGTGGCTGCTCTAAAAGCAGCCGTAAGAGCACCTTGAGTAATACTGGCAGTAGCACCAGTAAGATTTAAAGCACTGACTATAGCACTAGAAGCAAAAGGTATTGCAAAAGAAGCAGCAATCCTAAGAATATCAGAAACACTAAAACGTCTTTTGTCAAACTCACCAAACCAGTTTTTAAACATCTCTTCTGGATAATCTCTGAAGAGTTGCATAGTTTCTTCAAAAGCAGCAGTTCTAGCTGCTATTTCTTCTTCGCTTGGGGCGGTTCCTGTTTCAATAGCGTTTTGATTACGTGCTTGTTCTACTGCGTCCTGAACCATCTGGTCTTGGTCACGGTCCCCTGTGTACTCTATCCCAAGCATTGCCGCAACTTCTTCGTCGGACAAAGTAGGAAAGCCTACAGTATATGCAGATATAACACCAGGAGCTACGCTTGTTTGTTGTTCGGGCTCTGGCTCAGTGACAACAGTAGTTTCTGGAAGAGTATACGTAGGATAACTATAGCTAGTCGTAGGATAACTATAGCTAGTCGTAGGATAACTATAGCTAGTCGTAGGATAACTATAGCTAGTCGTAGGATAACTATAGCTAGTCGTAGGATAACTATAGCTAGTCGTAGGATAACTATAGCTAGTCGTAGGAGACGTAAGCATACCAGAAGTATCTACGGTAGGCAGATTATAATTAGCGTACAATGTATAGTCAGGAGCAAAAGAAAACAAAGCCATTACTTAGACACCCCCGACTTCTTCTCATAAGTCCTCAACGTACCCAACCCAAGCATACCCATAAGTACGGGCATCATGGTTGCAGTGTCAATCAGAGGTATCTTCACGGGTAGCTCCAGGAGTGCAAGGACAAAGTTGGAAAATGGTATAACCATAAAGTTACCAGCCATCCCTAGAACACATACCCAACCAACAGCAGGACGCCAGCCACTAACGAATAAATTAGTATGGCTTGCTTCCACTCTGTTGACTTCAAGCTGCCCTTTAGCAAGCTCCTGAGCGTGCTTCTGAGCCATCGTAGCGACTTCATGAGCTAACTTAGCCTTTTGGTCTTTGTCTTCTATAAACTTGTCCAGAAGACTTGTGACTGGTCCTATGAGCTTATCTATCATTAAACTTGTTCCATAGTTCAAACAAGGTCTTAATCTTGTCTTCTACTACGTCCATACGGGACATCAGTTTACCTATGGACAACACAAGGACTACGAACCCAAGAAATATAGGCCATATTGCAGAAATCAGTTCTACGTATTCCATTATTTGCCCACAATTTGATTATTCCAGATGTCAAATAAAGTTTCTAGTTTTTCATCATGTGTCTCGTTGATACCTGAGACTCTATTAATTTCTATCTGTAGGTCATTCATACGGTCCTGCAGGCGCTGTAGTTCCTTTTGTTTGTCCTCTAGGGACATGATCTTAGCGTTCTGCACAAGATCGTCAGGAAGCGCCCCACGTAATCCAAGAGGCCACTCACGTACAAAAGCAGCATTTTCACGGATGGTCATGTCCTGTATGGACTGCCCGTGTTCAAGCGTGGTGATACGTGAGTTAAGCTCAGAATAGCCAGTAGTGACAATAGCAACACCCAGGACGAGACCAATGAGATTCCTCAGTGGTATCGTCAGGTCAGTGTTGTCATTAATCTCTACCATTGACAAGCCTCTGTACTGTGTCTGACTCCCAGATCCTAATGCTGAGCCAGACAATAGTTAATAAGGACGCAACGGG